AAATGAGATTGACAAAGATGGTGAGACAAGGAATGTTGCCGACACCGAACAGTTTCGATTGGAACACGGCAAGGAGCGAGGAAACATTGGAGAAAGCAAAAGAGAGACACAAGGAGAAGGGAGTAGTTTTACAAAGCAGTTTAAGGCAAATAGCTGGGCAGGGTTTCCAACTGTCTCCCCTGTTTGTGGGGGAGATGATGGGCTTCCCAAAGAATTGGACAACATCACCTTTTCTAAATGGAGAAAAGAATCAATCAAAGCCTACGGAAACGCAATAGTGCCTCAAGTAGCTTATCAAATTTTTAAAGCAATATGCAACTCCGAGACTATCAAATCGACATAGCCAATAGGGGCCTTGAGGTCATTAATGAATTTGGTTTGGTATATCTTGCGATGCAAGTAAGGACCGGCAAAACATTAACAAGTTTACATTTGGCTAATAAGATGGGAGTTCAAAATGTCTTATTTGTCACAAAGAAAAAAGCTATCTCAAGCATTGAGGATGATTTTAAATTAACAGGCTATAAATATAATCTTGATGTAATTAATTATGAAAGCGTACAAAAGTATATTGATAATTATGATATTATCATATTAGATGAGGCACATTGCTTGGGCCAATACCCTATACCATCGGAGCGTACAAAAACATTAAAAGTATTATGTCAAAAAAAGCCGGTCATCTATTTAAGTGGCACCCCAACACCGGAAAGCTTTGCTCAAATATTCCATCAATTTTGGGTATCGGATAAATCACCATTTGCAGATCATAAAAACTTTTACTCCTGGCACAAAGCTTATGGAATCCCAAAGAAAAAATTTGTTTTTAATCGGGAGCTTGCAGATTACTCACATGTCAAAACGGAGTTGATTGAATGCGAGATAAACCATTTGTTTTTGACATATACGCAACAGGAAGCCGGATTTGAATCTTTGGTGCAAGAGGCTATCTTGTATGTGCCAATGAGTGATAAGGTCAAATGGGCCATTGATAAGATTACCAAGGACAAACTATTTAGGACAAAGGATGGCGAGATTGTCGTTGCCGATACGGCGGTCAAAGAGATGCAAAAGGTACACCAAATATGTAGCGGAACGGTTAAAAAGGATGATGGCAATGCAATTATTTTTGATGATACAAAAGCGAATTTTATTAAGGAAAGGTTTAAGGATCAAAAGATAGCCATCTTTTACAAGTACATAGCCGAGGGGTTGCTTTTAAAGGCAACTTTTAAAAATAGCTTTGATGATCCGCAAGAGTTCAATAAGGCCGGCGGCGATGCGGTATTTATAAGCCAGGTGCAAAGCGGAAGGGAGGGCATAAATTTAAGCACGGCCGATGCGCTTGTCATGTATAATATCGACTTTTCGGCGGTAAGCTATTGGCAATCAAGGGCAAGGATGCAGACAAAGGACCGGACAATAGCCTCAAAAGTGTTTTGGATATTCACCGTTGGAGGCATTGAGGAGCGTATTTTTAACATGGTCCAACTCAAAAAAGACTTTACTTTAAGGCACTTTAAAAAAATATATTAAAAATATTTTTTTATTAAATTAAAATAATATAGCTTTGGTTTCTAAACAAAATCAAAGAAAATGGAAAAAACAACAAAAATGGTTATCGAGTATAACCTAAATGAAGGTACCGAGTTGGAGCCTAAAATGAATCAAATACCTTTAAACATTACAATTGCACCTGTTATTGGTGACATCATTGGGATGGATGTAACATTTGATCCTGGTAATGCGCATTATTTTTTTTATAAAGTTTATGCGAGACAATTTAGTACAATTACCAACACTCTTATTATTAAAGTAAAATTCAATCATTAATATGAATAAGCAACAAAACCACAATTTTCAAGCGGTCGTTATTTTAATCACCGCATTTTTAATTACGGCTTTTTTACAAAATATTTAATCATGAAAAAAACTGCAATGCAAGAGTTGTTGGAGTATGTAAAAACTACCAATACAATCACATTCCTTCCGGAACAATTGGCAAAACTTATTGAAGATAAGTATTTAAGCAAATCAGCAAAAGATATAAAAATTGCTTTTATTGATGGTGAGCTAAATGTTTGGAACCGCGAAAGGGATGGTAATATTTTAGAATATCAAGATCAACAAGATTATTTTAATAAAAATTATCAACCATGATCCGAGCAATTTTATCACTATTAAAGTTTTTCTTATTAGCGGTGCCATTAGCGTGCTTGCTATATGTAACATTATTTTTTATCTATAAAATCAAAGGAGATGCCAAATCATAACGAATGGATTGAGTTAACAATTATTGAGAAAATAGACCTGGTGGGTAAGCTTACCCATTTACTACAAAATGATGAGATGTCATTTCATACATTTAAAAGACATATAAAAAAAGCAGAATCATTTGGAATATTTGATGAGATTAAAATTAACAAAAATGAACTACATGATAATGCCGGGAATTAAGAAAGCAAAGATTGGCTTTAAGACAATGCCAAAAAAGAAAGTATTGAAGTATATCGATACTGTTATCGCAAACACTTGCGAGCAATTTAATATCTCAATGGACCAAATTAAGTCGAAGAGTAGGAAAAATGAGATTGTAATTCCAAGATTATTAACGATGCATATCTTGAGATCAAACACATTGCTTACATTGGATGAGATTGGAATTGCCTTTAATCGAGATCATACAACAGTAATCTCGGCGATTAGGTCAACAAATAATATGCTTGATACGGATTGTAATATTAAGGAAGAGTATCAAAAATTAGTTATGAAACTATAACATATTTCGTTCCCCCATCTACTAACACGGCTCTCAAGACTTGATGTCTTTGGGGGCCGTTCTTTTTAAAGCTTACATGCACCCAGGATGGGTTAACCGTATCGCCAAACTCCCAAATAAGTTGGTCAAAATCAAGCTTTGATTTAATAAATTCGTACACCATTGCATTTGTCACACCATTGGATGAGCCATCCATGTCAATATCAATTGCCTCACCTTTGAGATGTTGGCTTGATTTGGCGCCTTTTAATGCTTGGTTAAGTTCTGCGGACCTGTATCCGGATGAGATAAAAATCGGGCAACGGAAATGAGCGCGGATTGGCTCAAAGATGTTTTCAGCCAATGCCTTTAAATTGATGATATGCTCATCGGTCGGCATATTGGTAACCCCTAGGCGCTTTGCGGAGTCACTACGAATTAATTCGGACAAAGATAAATGCTCGGATATTATCATAATTTATACTTTAAAAATCCAATAACGATTAAAGCGATTAAAAGTACCCAAAATCGGCGGCTCCATGATTTGCTAGTCTCTTTATTAACTTGCGCCAAAGTCTTGTAATATCGCACGGAATCAAGCGCAATGCCCAATGATCGGGTATCAACAACATAACCGGTTACAATTTGGTTAACCTTAACTGTCTTAATGATGGTTTTTGGTGCCTCTTTTATGGTTATGTATTCAACCCCGTTAATATTGATCGTATCTCTTTTGTAGTTAACAATGGTATCAATAAGTAATGTAGTGTCATATTTGGTTATTAAGGTTGTATCGTTGGCGCATGGATGAGTAACCTCCAAAGCACGAAAAATCCGCTCGCTTGCATCTTTATCATTAAGGATTAGGCGCTCGGCTTTACGGATTGGGTTGCAACTGAAAGTTAGTGCAATTAATAAAAATGCAAGGATGCTATTTTTTATTGCCATATCGCGGATCATTAGGGTTAAGGAAATTTATAATAATAGGCATTATTGAGATGGCACCGGCCGACAAGCACTCTTTTAAAGTGATTGCAAAAATATCACCTTTTGCCATTGCCATTGTAAGGATGGCGGTAATAACTACCTTTAACCATGATCCTAGCATGGTGTTGAAAAACTTCATCATAACTTACGGATTTGCTTAATATAATAAATGATTGCTAAAATACCCGATAAGATAGCAACCAAGCCCGCTACCATTGTGACCAATGGTTGCACTTGAGTGATTGTGATACTTGCTGCGGTTATCGAAACCGTTGTGTTAATAAGCGCTTGGCTGCTATCCTGTGTCATGTGTTAAAGTTCCTCTTCATCTTGTTTAATAAATTCGATACCATTGGTCCAATCTTCAAGGAAAATGAAGTTTTCAAGCCCTTGAGGATTAACGATGTTAATCTTCTCAAAAGCAAACTCCTCATCATTTAGGGCTTTAATGTCGCTAGTAAGCTTTTTAATGCCTTCCTTTGTAAATTGGTAAGCCCCCTTTTCGTTTACATTTAAAATCCCTTTGTCGTTGGCGCTTGCATTATCAAGTCGTAACTCATCCTTTTTAGATTGATACGCTTCATAACTAGGCTTAACCTTTTCAAAGATTTTAAATAGTTTCTTTTGTACTTTTGTTTCCTGGTTACCTATGATCGCTTCCATTTGTGCGACTAGGTTTAATAAATTTGAATACTTCATAAAATTATAATTTGGTACAAATATATTATTTTTTAACAAGAAACAATTGATAATATTACTCCCGATGTATTCACTTGTAATGATAATCCACCATAAGAATAGTTGTATATCCATCTACTTGAACTAAATGTTTTAGCCGTTGTTAATGCTCTATTTGTGTATAATTGAGCACCAACCGCAAAAGTTGATGAATATAATATTTGGTCTTCTAACCCCATAGGAAGACAACTTGTTACATTTGTACTGCTTATATCAAAACTTGCTTGTAATATAAAGTCTAATTTAGTTAGGCATTTTGAATTAGATACACCTGTAAAAGTATCATATAAGTTCATTGTGCCATCATTAACATAAAAGTAAATACCATATGTATTCAAATCTCCAACAGTCATTACTTCTCTTGTATTTGATGGAGCGGTTGGATAATAACTTCCGTAAAAGCCACCTGTTGTAACTCCATCTAAAAATGCCTTAAAAGTTACTAATTGATTGTTAGCGTTACCCGCCCAAGTATCTGCCATATTAATTCATTTTAGCTTTTAGTTCTTTAATCTCTTGTTCCAAAGCATACACTTTTGCAACTAACACCTCACGATAAGATAGGCTTAACATTTCATCACTACCTTTTGAAACCGCACTATCTAACACCCCAACCAAATCTTGAGCATAATATCCTAGTTCAACCTTTCCGTTTTTAGTGTAAAGTTTAGGGGTTATTGATGCAATGCCTTTTGTTTGGTAGTTATCTTGGATTAATGTTTTTAATCTACTATCGGAACTTTCAAAGAATCCTGTTGCGGTAACTGAACTTGTAAATGTAGTCGCCCCTCCATTTAAAATAGTTACTTCGGGAGTACTATGCCCAAATTGTATTGGTGCGGTTTGATTATATGCACAAATAACAGTTGCATAAGCAGTACCACCACTAGACCAAGAATAAGTTCCACTTCCGTTTTCTTTGCCAAAATAACTACTTCTTGAATCGCCACCATCAACTCTTAAAATTGCTTGGCCTGATCCTACACATTGTATATTAGCTAATCCGCTATTCATTGCTACATTTCCTACAAATCTTGAAGTTCCGTTAATATCTAATTTATACGATCCTTGATTTGTTGCATAACCAACCTCTAATCCCGTAGTATTTTCAAATCTAAAAGCGCCGCCACCCGCATAAAATCTTAAATCGGTAGTGTTAGAGTATATAAAGGCGTAACCCACTCCCGCAGTTTGAAACGCTATTTGTCCCCCCGTTGAACCATTTATAGATAAAGTTTTATATCCCGTACTATTAGTTAATGTAGTAGTTCCTAAACCTAAATCCCCCGCCGGATTAAGACGCATTTTTTCAGTATAACTAGCGCCTTGAAGTCTTGTATAAAATGTAAGATAACCCGCATTTGGAGTATATCCCGTTTCGGGAGTTATTACTCCATAGATACCCGCAGATTGTGTTGTAATATTACCGCTTGGATTAAATGCCTTAAATTCTATACCGCTTGTTCTAGCGACACCACTTGAAAACGCGTTACTATCGGTAATAGTTATAACGGGGCTATTAGCAAATGTTTCTAATATGGATTGAGGCGATATTCCAATTCCTAAACTACTTGTAAAAGTCGCTACTTGACTTGTATTAATATCTAACGCTTTTATAGAGTTAGTCCAAAGTGAAACTCCCCCTACATTACTAAACACTTCTAAATAACCTCTCCTTGCAGTTGTAGCATATGTAGAATTTATATATTCTAAATATGCTTTTGCAACACCATTTTCGCTAAAGAAAAAAGCAGAATATGAAGCAGTATCCGTAGAATTAACATTTACACTTGCCGCCGCAGATTGTGTAAATACCGCAGTTGTACCGTTTAAAGGGCCGGTTAAAGTTCCTCCCGATAAAGGAAGGTAAGTTGAAGCCGCTGAACTTGTTGTTAAGTAAGTTGAACTATCAACCGATCCGTCTGCCTTTAAGAATTGACTTGATGTTCCGCTTGTTTTTACAAATGATGTAGCGGTAACCGATGAAACAAATGTAGTAGCACCCCCATTATCAATCGTTACTTCTGCATTATTATGACCTAAAATAATAGGAGCGGTTGTGTTATATGCTGCTATAACTGTCGAATAAGGAGTAACCGCAGTCGCAAAAACCCAACTCCCCGTAGAATTTTCTCTCCCAAAATAACTTGTTTTACCTCCGTTTTGTGGCTCAAAAAATGATGCAGTTGTATTGACAATATCCCCTAAAAATATAAGACTTGAACTTGCTCCGTTGTTTGATATTAAATTACCCGAAATTGTAATATTTGTACCACTTTCACTAATAATGCTACTTCCTATTGTACTTCCTGTTGAAGTAAATTTAGCTAAATAATTATTATTGCCTGTTCCTGTTACAGGATTAGTTAAAGCGTTTTGCTTATTGTTAAATGTAGTCCAATCGGTATTTGAAAGCAATCCTCTTGCAGTTGCGGATGCGGATGGAATATTAAAAGTATGCGTTGCCGTTGTACTTGAAATATTAAAATCCGTTCCACTCATCCCCGTTGAAAAGTTTTGAGTTGCTGCGGTTAATCCATTTAATGTTGAAATCCTATTTGAATATGCCGTATCCCATTGCGTTTGGCTTGCATTAGTTGGGATTGAATAACCCGCCGTAAAACTAAATACACCCGTTGTGTTGGTATATGTTAACCCTGTTGCACTTGAACTTAAAGCAAGTAAAGAAATATAAGCGGTCGGATTAGATGCTAAATAATAAGTACTATTATCATAACTTATTGTTGATCCGCTAATCTTTACAAAGCCGGTACCACTTAAAGCAGCTTGCTTAAGATTGAATGTGTTCCAATC